AAGATTTTGCAAAAGTTGCAACAAAATATAATATTAAAAGAGTTCAAACTGCTGTGCGTAAAGATTTTGATAAAGGTATAAGATTTGCAAAGTGGTTAGGATTAGAGAATGAGGGTTTAATGAAACATTATGGATTTGATGGCTCAGATCAATATAGATATGCGAGGATATTTTAATGGGTTGGGTAACAGCAGTAACATCAGTAGCAGCAGCACAACAAGCATCTGCAGCAGGTAAATATAATCAAGCAGTACAAAATAGAAATGCTCAAGTTGCAGAACAAGAAGCTGAAAGATTAGAACAACAAAAAGAATTTGATCTTGCTAGATTTGATCAACAATTTTCAAAACTTCAAGGAGAAACTAAAACTGCTATATTAACTTCTGGTGTTGAATTATCTGGATCTGGTTTAAATGTTATGAGATATAATGCTGAACAAGCTGAAATAGAAAAAGATATTTTAGATTACAATTCTAAAGTAGCACAATCGCAAAAACTTGAAGAAGCAAACTTTGCAAGGATGAAAGGACAAGTTGCAAGAAATGAAGCAAGAGCTGCTCAATTAGGATATTATGCTCAAGCAGGTCAAAGTTTAATGAGTAATTATGGTGATGGATAATTATTATGCCTAAAATACCTACATTTACAGCAAAAGGTAGACCTACAGCAGAAGTAGGATCTGTAACATCTAATATAAGAATTGATCCAAGATCAACTATGGCAGCATCAATTTTACCTGCTGCTAGAGCTATAGATGATTATACAATAAAAAAAAGAGATAATGAAGAAAAGTTAATTGCAAAGAAAGCAATACTAGAATTAAAAGCAGAGTCAGATAAAATTATTGAATCACAAAAAAAAAATATTAGTGAAGATGAATCTATTAATAATTGGAAGAATACTTTTACACCTTTAATAAATCAAAAATTATCTACTGTTAAAAATAAAAGAGTTAAAAAATTAATTGAAAGTGGTATTGATTTAGAAAATTCTGAAAGTGTTTATCATTTAAAACAAAATTCCTTTAAAGCATATCAAGAAGAAAGTGCTAAAGTTTATAATAATGACATTAATGCAACTGTAGCAAAATTTAAAACTGAAACTAATCCTAAATTAAAAAAAAAATATAAAGATGAATTATATTTAAAAGCTGAATTATATAATGAAGAACATATATTTGGATCTAATGATCTAAAAAAAAGAAAAGAAGCTATTGATAGTGTTTTATTATTAACAGATGCTGATTCTTTTATTGGTACACCAGATGCTGTAGAAAAAATTAAACAAATAGATAAAGATATAAATGGTACTAAGTTTTTATCTGATGAAATATTTAACAATTCTATTTATAATTCTTATAAACAAAAAATTGAATCTGTGGCAGTTAAGGGTGATCCCAATGCTGATTACGAAGAAGCTGAAAGATTACTAAATGAACTAGAAAACTTTGAAAGATACAATGGTAGTAAAACTATATCGGGTAAAAGAGAAGCAGAATTTGCAACATTAAAACAAAAAATATTAACTGAAAGTATTAGTCATGATACTTTTGTTAGAAAAATTGAACAAGGTAATAAATTTTTTGAATATCAAACAGAGCAACAAAAATTATTAGAAGGAACTTTTTTTAATGCTTTTGATGCTTCTTTTAATAAAGCTGTTAATAAAGAAAGAGCAACAGAAGCTAGTTTGGAATATGCTGAAAGAATAGATTTATATGTTCAATCAAATCCAGATGCAACTTACAATGAACAGCAACAATATGCTAGACAGCTTAGATTAGATTTAGTCGATAAATATGCTGAAGTTCAGATAGAACAAATTACAGCTTTTAATTTAGAAGAAAATAAATTTAATGTAGTTAGAGAAACATCTAATGTTATTGAATTGTATGATCAATATAAAACTAATCCTAGTCAAAAAAATATTTTAATAACAATGGCTAGGTTAAATGGTTATGTAGATGAGCAAGGTAAACCTCAAGTTAATAAATTTTTTAACGACTATATTAAAATTCTTAAATCAAGACAAGAAGGATAATCATGGCAGATGTACAGTTGTCTGAAGAAGCTCTAAAATTTATTGAAGAAGCTAAAAAAAACATTAACAAAGTAGAGCCAGTTAATTCTGGTATAATCACTAAACCAGATGAAGAAGATTTTAATTTTTGGAATAAAGCAGGAAGTTTAACTTTATCAGCAGGTCAAGGTGTTGTTAATGCAGTAGAAGAGCAAGGTGATTTTTTAGATGAAAATATAGTTTCATTGGGTGGATTAGAGTTTGGAGATGAGGATGGTAAATTTACATTTAAAGATTTAATACCAAAATATGTTTCTCCTAAGAAATGGAAAGAAGGTGGTTATTCACAAAAAAGAAATTTACCTGTGTTTCATAAACCAGAAGGTATTGGTGAAAATTTAACTGAAGGTGCAGCAAGATTTGTAACAGGATTTATAGGACCATCTAAAATTTTAAAAGGTGTTGGTCTAGGTGGAAATATAGTTAAGACAGGATTAAGAGGTATGACAGCAGGTGCTGTAACTGATCTTACTGTATTCGATCCTAATGAGGGTAGACTATCAGATATGTTGGTAGAGTTTGATTCTCCTGTTTTAAATAATGCAGTTACTCAATACTTAGCTACAGATGAAGATGATACTGAGATGGAAGGTAGACTAAAAAACGTACTTGAAGGTATGCTTATTGGTGGACCACTTGAGATATTGTTTGGTATCAAAGCATTTAAAAAAGCTAAAAAAACTAAAGACATAACAGAGAAAGAAAAAATTTATAAAGAAACTGGTGAAGCTATTGATGGATTAAAGAAAAAGAAAAAAAATAAAAAAGTATTAACTAAAATTGTAGAAGATAATAAAGCTATCAATACTAAAGAATATATTAAAAAAATAAATATTGGTGAAAAAGAAGCTAAGAAACAAACTGAATCTTTTATTAAAAAAATATTAAACACTAAATCATTCTTAAATTCTGCTGAAGTTTTAAAAACAATAGATGATGTGTCTGAAAGATTTGATGATGTAACAAAAGATTATTTAGAAAATGATGTATTAAAAAATGAAACAGCAGAAGAACTTGCAAAAATATTATCAAGAGATAAAGAAGAAGTTTTAAAAGCATTACCTAAAGATGCTGAAGCTGCTAAAAATGCTACAGTTAGAATGTTAGCATCTAAACAAATATTACAAGAACTTGCATTTACTTTAAAAGAAACATCTGAAAAATATGTAAAACAATTTGGTAGAGATACTAAGGCTTGGACTAAACAAGCAAAAGAAGAAGTTGCTTTGCAAAGTGAGATAGTTAGAAAAACAGTAGTTGCTCTTAAAGATCAAATAAGAGGTGCTGCTAGAACTACTCAAGCAGGTAGAATAAAAGTTGCTAGATCAGAAGGTAAAGTTTTAGATATAGAAAAAATGGTAGACATTATTCAAAACTTTAGAGGAGACTCAACAACAATAGCAAACTTAATTAAAGATGCACCATTAGAAGAAGTAATTAATTCTGTTGCTAAAACAAGATACCAAAGAACAATAGAAGCATTTAACTCACTTTACATTAACTCATTATTGTCTGGTGTATTTACACAAGCTATCAACATGAAGTCTGGTATTTATGAAGCATTAATTAGACCAATGGAACAAATTGGTGGTGGTCTAGCAAAAGCAGATGTTAGATCAATAAGATTAGGTTTTGCTCAGTATCAAGGAATGATGATGAGTTTTGGAGATAGTATAAGAGCTACAGGACTAGCTTTAAAACAAGGTGATGCAATACTTGATCCTCTTGCTAGAACTCAAGATAACTTAGAAATTGTAGGTGGTAAAGCAGTAAGACCTATTAGTGGTGCTAACTTAGGTTTTGATGGAGCAGTTGGAACTGCAATAGATTGGATAGGTAATGTTGTGGAATTACCATCAAGATTACTAATGACAGGTGATGAATTGTTAAAACAAATGAATTATAGAGGTAGATTATTTACTAATGCTTTAGATAACACTATGGAAAGAGGTTTATCACTAAGTTCTAAAGAAGGTAAAGAAAATATTAAAAGAATTTTTGATGAAGGTTTTGATAAAAATGGATCAGCAAATATAAAAGATAATAGTATTAATCAAAAAACTTTAGATTATGCAAGAGAATCAACTTATACAAACTCTTTAAAAGGTGGTTCTTATTTAGATTGGGGTAATAAAATACAAACATTTTTAAACAATTCACCAGAATTTAGATTCATGGCTCCCTTTATAAGAACACCTACAAATCTTTGGAGACATTTTGGAAATCGTATTCCTGGATTTGGTTTACTTACAAAACAAAATAGAGACTTATGGAATAGTGGAGATCGAAGAGCAAGAGCTGAAGTTCTAGGTAGACAAATGATGGGTATGGCTTATGCGGGTTATGGTTTACACTTAGCAACAGAAGATATTGAAGATAAAGATGGTAAACTATATCCTAAAATAACAGGTAATGGACCATCTAATTTTGAAGTAAAAAAAACTTGGTTATCAATGGGTTGGCAACCTTATTCTATTGCACAAAAAAATGAAGATGGAAGTATAACTTACAAACAATACAATAGAATGGATCCTCGTTTTTATATACTTGGAATTATTGCAGACTTAAAAGAAAATTTAATTAATATTAATGATGAACAAAAAGAAGATTTATTTAGTTCAGCAGCATTAACTGTATTTAGAAACGCATCTAATAAAACTTATCTAAGAGGTTTATCTGATGCTATGGAACTCATTGCTAATCCTACTGAAAATAGTTTTTCTAAATTTTTTGGTGGAGTAGTTGGAAATGCTATACCTTACGCTTCTTTAAGAAATCAAGGTATACCAGGAATATTAGAGCCAGAAAAAGAAGCATACGAAACAAGAGGATTTTTAGATAGAATTATAGCAAGGTCTGGATTAGGTGAAAAATATTTAGAACCTAGAAGAGATATATTAACAGGTGAACCTATAGAGAAAACACCTAGTAGTTTATACTTAAATGCAGATGGTGTAGCATCATTTTCTTTTTGGTTTCAAGGACCAAGTTTAGTAGGTAGAAAAATAGATGTTAAAGATAATCCTGTAGCATTTGAAATTGCTAGACTTAGAATACCTCTTGGAGAACCACAAAAAATTAAATATAAAAAAGTTGATTTAACTAAAGAATACAATTTTACAGGTGAACAATCTGCTTATGATTATATGATGGAAAATATAGGTAAAGTTAAAATAGAAGGTAAAAATTTAACAGAATATTTAAAAGATACTTTTGATTCTAATGATTATCAAAGTCTACAAGAAGGAGATGTTGATTTTGATGGTGGTAAAGAAGTATATATTAAAAAAATATTTAAAGCATTTAAAGATAAAACATATTATGAAATGCTTAAAAAATACCCTAAAACTAGAGAACGTATAGAAGCTGCTCAAAAGGAAAAATATGGCTTTTATAAAAGAAAAAAAGGAGATGAAACAGAAGAAATAAATGTACTATTACCACAATAATATGGTATTGATAATTACAACATTTAATATATAGAGAATTAACATGACAGTATCTTCAACTACAGTAAAGAATTCCTACTCTGGTAATGGGAGTACAACCCAATTTGCATATGGGTATAAAATATTTGCAGACACAGACTTAATCGTAATTATTAGATCAGCAGCAGGTACAGAAACTGTTAAGACTTTAACTACACACTACACAGTAGCTGGTGCAGGAG